TGGCTTTTATCCAAGACGAATTAAAATTGAATGGAAATGATTTATGAAAATGACTATGAATCAGAATCGGTGGTTCGTTCATTATTATCTTTCTTCTTAGAAGATTTCACAGGAATAGAACCTTTGATAATGGCTTCAATCATCAATTTGCGATACTCACTTGCTTTATCTTTCGGCATAAAAGCAAGTTGTGTTTTGATTTGTTTGGGTAATTTAAAATTTTTATCACGTTTTATCATAATATACCTTTCATATGAGGCCGAAGCCTCATAAATTAAACGACTTTTGTTTCTTGTAAGAGTTGTTTGTCTGAAATAATCTCAAAGGCTTCTCTATTTGCCATGTAGGTTCTTTCAGGATTCTTTTCATTGTATACACGAATGAATTTCATGCCACCTTGTTCTTCAACGGTGTCATAAGATTTTGTATATACAATATCACCGGTGTATTGGTTCTTTAATCTAACAATTTTCTGAAGATGTTTCATTCTGATTCGCCATTAATAATCGTTTGTCTTCTTGCCTATGTTATACTTTGTGATGAGCTGCCAATCATCTTTCTCTTTGAAGGCAATAATTTTTATTTGGTGTAAAGGTGCCACATTATCACCAATCACTTCTTGATTTATGATTGTCAGTAGGCCCCATTCTTCAAGTAGTCGAGCAATCGCATTTCTTCGTTGTATATCATTCTCTGAAATATTAGACGGTTTACCATCTAGTGCAAACAATTCTTTAAAGTGTACGATGTAATATCGTCCCTGTTTGTGTAGTATATGACAGGACTGGTACAAGACCTTTTCTTTGCGTGAAGAAACTCCAATTCTAGTAAGTGTTTCACGAACTTTAAGAAAATCGTCTTGTTCATTCAATGTCACCTCAATAAATCTAGTCAGATCCACCATTTCGTTTTCCTAATCCACCTATATCGGCTTGTTCTTTTAGTTTTTGGATTTGTTGCTTAGTGAGCAGCCTAAGTGCTTCTTTGGCTTTGGTGTTTGAAAATTGAAAGACAGTTTTTATACATTCTATATCTTCACTTTTTTCAGGCTTTACCCACTTCGCAAACGGTCTTTTTTGTGACCTGACTGTATTTATTGTTTGACAGATTTCATAAAACATAATATTTTTTCTAAATCCTTTATGTTACAATCATTTTTGATTCTGTTCGCTTTGAAAGAAATAACTTGAATATTACCTTTGATATAACCTTTTGTGTTATCTATTCGATCTAAAGATGGTGATTTATCTGATGGTCCTTTACCGTTACCAACTTCAAACCTAAAACCAAAAACTGGACAAACAATAGGAATTTGAATGTCATCAATTTCAATATCAAAATCAATCTTGTTTTTGTCTGAGCGCTTTTTAGCTCTCCACCACATCGCTTTCACAAATTTTTTTCCTAATTCTTCATACTTCTCTTTGGATATTTTTCTATTTTCTAAGGACTTGTTTTTGATGTTTCTACACTCGACACAACCCATATTAGAAACATATTTTTGCGATATATGACCTTTTCTACAAGGTTTTCCATTGAAAAAACGATAAAGACCTTGTTTTTTAGCTTCTTCTCTACTTATTAGTTCCATAAATACCTCACAATATTAGATAATATTATTTAGTATTTTTCAAACCTCCGGTGAAAACTTTTTCTTTGATTTTTTTTATTTGTTCGTCATTCAGTATTCGTAAACATTCTTTGGCCTTATTAGTAGAAAATGAAAAATATGCCTTTATACATTCTATATCTTCATTCGTTTCAATTTTTATCCATTTTTGAAATGGTCTTTTTTGCGATCTAATTGTGTTCAACAAAAAATCATTTTGTAACTTTTTATCAATGAAATGGCGCATATTCATCTCATTTGCATACATAATGCAGTCCTTATGATACGAAAGGCTACGATTTGTCAGAAAAGGATTGTATTCTTTCTCTGTCAATTCATCGACAATCAACTGTTTCTTTGACTGCATTATAGCATTTACATAATCAAATGGGTTACTCATCTTGTTTTCCTAAGGTACTCTAGAGCCGTAGACAATTCTTCTTCATTATCTCCTAAAGCACCAAAGCCAGTATTACAACTCTTACATATCCATCCTCTAAACTCTCCAGTTTGGTGGTCGTGATCACATTGCCAAACCCAACGACCTATAACACCTTCTGGTATATCGTCTTTAGATTCATAAACTGGTTTACCACAACATTGGCATGGTTCGCCATATTCTGGCCTTAGAAAACCATTTTTTATAGCCCAGGCTTTAGCTTTCTTTAATTGTTTTGCTAAAAATTTAACACAATCTTTACAGTTCGTATTTGCTCTTCTTCTAAAACCTTTATATTTTCCTCTAGCTTGTGTTCTACACGATGTTTTATACCAACTAAACTCTAAATTATCTTTTCTCTGATGACAAACACTACAAACTGTTGTACCTTCAGGTATATTGGAAATGTCTCTTTTACTCATAATATCATCCTAAGAAGACCTACTGAATCTATTGTAACAAGCAATAGGTAGTTTGCAAGCATACCAAATGATTGGCGAGTATAAGCAGCCCAAGCATACATAGCGCAACCACAAATCCAAATAGGGTATAGTACCAGTAACGGTGGATTGGGAACTGTAACAGCCATAGTAATAGCACAACCGATGCTAATAGCCCAGGCAACAAACTCAACACCAAAACGAAACTTGTTAGAATTCCAATCATTTCGTATCCATTCTAATGTAGGTCCGAATATACTGTTTATCATACAAACTCACAACTTACCATGAGTTCAGTCAGACAGGCGACAGTATTGATCTCTTGGTCTGCAACAAAGGCAGCCTTATACTGATAACCTGCAAGAATCACAACTGCTTCTGGTATTGATTGTGGTTTGATAAACTCATACATCGCATCATAGAGTTTGCGATAGAGTGTGTTAGGATCAATTTCATTTGATGCGACCCATTTACGAATTGCACCAAAATCTTTCTCTTTGATGTTTTTGACCAACTCACTAATTGACACATCACCAATCTGCGAAAGAATACCAGTATCAATCTTACCAAACTGAGAGTATCGTTGCAGTTCATTTAACACACGCCGAAAGTCAGGAAAGTGTTTCTTGATCAACTCAGCAATTACAGCATCATCATAGTCAACCGATTCACTTTGCAAAATTGATTGAATACGCTTGAAGAAGGCAGAGGCCATCTTGGCTTTCTCACCATTCTTCAAACCAAATTCAATAACTGCACATCGACTATGAAGTGGTTCTATGATACGATTTTTATAATTACAGGTAAATACAAATGAACAGTTGCCTGCAAATTCTTCAATCGCATTTCTTAGTGCAGGTTGTGTAGAATTGGGATTGAGATAATCAGCTTCGTCAATGATGATGACCTTGCGGCCACCAGACAAACTCATTGACGATGCATAGTTCTTTATCTTAACACGAAAGGTGTCGATACCGCTTTCGTCAGAACCATTGATTACGAGATAGTCGCATCCGATTTCGTTGCACAGAGCTTTCGCTACTGTTGTTTTGCCTACACCTGGACCGCCACTCAACAGGAGATTTGGAATCATTTTCTGATTCACATACTCTTGAAATGGTTTCTTGAGACGGTCTGGTAGAATACAATCTTCTACGGTCTTCGGCCGGTATTTCTCCGTCAATAATAGATGTTGCATAATATAGTTCTTTCACAAAAATCATAATTTAGTCACGCTCATTTAAACGAGCAACCACAGTCGCCATGTCTTCTTCAACTGACCATGTTTGACCTGTGGTACCGTAAATATTTGTTATTGTCTGCACTTCGTTTGTATCGTGATCAGTATTAACACCTTCAAAGATCGTCATCACGTTTACAGAGTTAATTGCGATTGAATCGGATGGGTTGCCTTTGAAAGCGTTTGTAAAGAATTTAATTGACATTATGCACCTTTCTCAAATTTAGAACCTGCTTCTGTTGTAATCCAATATTGGAGATTCACACTCTTATTCTTAAAATGAGAGATACCTTTTGATGAAATAGAAACATCATAAGAACCAGGAAGAATCTTGGTAAGATTTTCTGTCTTGAAAACCATACGATACTTATCACCGTTACCTTTTGTAAGTTCAAGAGAACCTGTGTGAGCTGAATCGTTTTGAAGATCAAGAGTGACTACATTAATTTTACTGCCATCAGATTCAATTGCAATTTGCGGACAAGAAAGAATTGAGGCCTCTCTCATCACCCAATCAAAATCTTCAGCAGTCAATAGAAAATTAATCTCTGGATCAGGCATTGAGATTTGTTTTTCTGGTGGCAGAGTAATCATTGTTGGCTCACAGAAACGATAAGTTTGCTTTGATCGTCCTTTTTGACCAACAATCTTCATTTGTTTTTCTTCGAACTCTAAAGAGGTATCATCTTTATGCATTGAAACAACCGAAAGAAAGTTATTCAGATCGTAGATACCAAACTCAACTGGAATCTCCTCTTGAATAATAACTTCAGCCAGAATGTTTTTGTGATTTGATACTGTCTTTAGTGTTTGACCTTTTTTGAAAAGAATACCAGCATTGATGTTGCCAAAATTCTTTAGAACGCCGAGAGTTTCACTTGAGAGTTTCATAATTTATTTTCCTTTGTTTCTAGGTCATGCACATGTAACATTATAATAGCATAATGCAAAACTTTCAATAGGTCTTTGCGATTTCTGCCTTCTTTTTTACCATACCTTTGTGCATACTTAACGATATTACCTCTGGTAAACCCAATACCATCACCGTTGTCAATGATGAATTCTGTGGTTTGAAGTTTACTTTGAGAGTAATGTTCGCTGTATGTGTTGTCAATATACTCTTTCAATTCTTGTAAAAGAGCACGTTCATTATATTTGTAATCAATCATAATCGACCAGTAAACTGTGCAACAGCAGGCATGTTACCACTAAATGCGTAGGTACCAATATGCTGTGTTTTCATCCAAGGACAAAGATAGATTTGTCCACCCATCTTACGCCACATCTGACAGAACATATAATCTTCACTTAGATACCTTTCAGAACCACCGCCTGTTGGAGAATCTTTGGTGTCGATTACAGTATCAAAGAAAGCATGAATGTATCGAGTGCCATCAAAGTTAGCCTGACCAATGTGGTCTGGTTTATAACGCAAGAAAGTATATTCTTTTTCCATCTTTTCAAATACTTGGCGTTTGATCAACATGTAACCAGTACCGATCTCCATCACTTCAAGAGGTTCAGTCACCTGAAATTGTGACGTACCCTTTACGACATTGAAGACATACTCACCAACAAGTGTTTCAAGTTCTTTAGGTGGCAGGTCTGGATTGTTTCTTGCGGCATGTGCTACGTTACCCCAATTGATTGACTTCTTAGGATAAGGCCCACCAATTACATCTTTATCCAACGCCAGAAGTGCAAGAACATCTTGTGGGTTGTAGTGAATATCAGAATCGATAAAGAGAAGGTGAGTAAAACCAGAACGCAAGAACTCATCGGTAAGATAATTTCTTGCTCGTGTGATTAGTGATTCATTGAACAAAAACGAAAACTTTGTTTCGACACCATACTTTGCCATTGTTGTTTGAAGATCAAGACAAGATTTGACATACAGACCATGGGCCATACCGCCATACATTGGTGTTGCAACAAAGAGTTTATTCTTTCTCAACTCATCAACTTTAATTTGAATTTCCATAATCTACCCATAAAATAAAAAAAGAGGAAGTAACACCTATATGTATTACTTCCTCCATCGAATTTCTAAACTTTTTTAGGCAAAAGCACGAAATCCTGATTGGCGCAGAGCAGCAATGCCAGCTGCGATCATGCGCTTGGTGGGAGTGCCGAGGCGATAGAAAGCAACTTTCTCACCGTTTGTGTTAACACGGGTGTTGAGATAAATTGCATGACCTTCTTTGCGAAGCTCATCAATCACGGCAGAAGGATTCTTTGCACCGAAAACAGAACGCATCTTGTTTGCGGTAAGAGTGTTGAACTCAGAATCTTTTGAGAGATAAGCAAGAACTTTAGATTTTACAGACATTACGAAATACTCCATGAAAATTGAATCGCACTTTAGAGAAACATTACAGAGGCGATTCTTCTCTGCAATATGAACATTATATAACAATTAAGTGAGTAAGTCAATACTTATTACGGTAAAAGTATAAAAAAAGACCTATCGTTGCCGATAGGTCAAACTGCCGCTCACTAGAAAGGAACTTCTTCAGATTGAATTCTTTCTTCTGGTACTTCTTCTGTTTTTGCCATCAATACTTCGGTATTGGCACCTGCATCAACCTTAGTGTAAAGATCGGTAAATGAAATCTTCGTGTCATCATCAAAACGATTTAGACAAAGCCCAATCGCCTTCATCTTGTCTCCGAACACAGAGTAGGTCTTGGCAATATGCACTAGACGGCGAGTGGAAATCACTTCGTCACAGCCGCCTTGTTCAAAGGTTTTACGAATTACTTCAGCCCATGTAACAAGTTTCTCAGCGAACTCATCATCAGGTCGACCAAGAGAGGTAAGTTCTTTCTTGATAATCTTCTGTTCAATACGGGCAGTCGGCCATTCTTGTTCATAAGTATTCAGAAAACGCTCAAGAAACGCTTCGTTCAGAATGTTGGTAAACATATAACGACCGTCATCAGAACCTTTACCTTTTGTATTCGCAGTAGCAACTACAGTAAAGCCTGCGGCTGGTGTAATCAATTCATTCTTTTTCTTGAGCAAGAATGGTTTGCCTTCAAGCACTCGCTGTAAACTGGAAAGATTCTGAGCACCATAATCAATCTCATCAATACAAAGCACGGCACCTTGGCGAGCAGCAACAGTCACAGGACCATCACGCCATTCCATTTGACCATTGATTAGAATGTAGTTACCAAATAAATCACTCTCATCAGTTTCAGGTGTCATTGAGACACAAATAAACTTACGCTTGAGTTTGGCACAGGCCTGTTCAACAGACATTGTTTTGCCGTTACCTGAATGACCAGTAATAAAGATGGGATAGAATTGATTTGAACTAATGATTGCAACAAGGTCATCAAAATGACCGAACGGCACATAGTTTTTATAGACCTGAGGAACAATGTTCTCAGTTTCAAGGTCGGTAAGAACCGATGTAATTCGATTTTTTGGCATTTCAATCACTTGAGCCTGCATGTTGATTGTTTCAGCAGCGACAGCAGGTTGTGTTACAGCTGAAGCACCGGGTACACGATAGACACCACGGCGAAGCTTGTTATCAGCATCATTTGTAAACCAGTAAGGATGAGCAACACCAATATTTGAAGCGACTTCTTTGATTTCGTCAAGCGTTACTGTATCTTTACCAGTAGCAACAAGAGCATCAATAAACTTTTGACGATTAGCGGCACGAACAGACATAATATAAACTCCTATCAATCAATATACAAACATTATAACAAGAAACAGGTGGAAAGTCAAGCCCACCTGTTGCATAAAAACAACACTCTAAACTGCAATACCTTCAATGAATTTCTGTACCAAAATACGATTCACTTGCCGGTTTTCGTTGAATTTCATAAATGCGCTGGCAAGTTTCTTTGCACTCACTTTGTCACTTTCAGATTCAAACTGAAATTCACCGTCATCGATCTCAAGTTCTTTGCCGCCAGTAATCAAGAAGAATTTACTGTAACCTCTTTTATATGAGATAAGAAATCTAACCTTTTTCATTTCTTTGGCCAGTAACTTGATTTTTTCATCTAAAGCATTTTTTTCTTCGTAAGAAGAAATTTGAAAAAAGTTTTTGCCTTGTTCATCAACATAGTGACTACGAATCATTTCTTTCACACGATCACCAAGATAGAAACCAAAAATCTTAGAACCAGTTCGTGCTTGATACCACTCCATTACAATCTTCTGCATGTCATCATTATCGTTCAAACGAAACTCTTTTTTGAGTTTTTTGTCAACAATAAAGACATTCTCACGGCTGGGATAATAAGCACTCCATCTAAAATCGGCATTTGGTGTATGAAACTGTCCATTAAACCAGTCAGAATCACCGTCATGAATAAGAACCGTATTCACAATGTCAAGATTATTCACTTTGCGAAACTGATCTGTAATTGGTTCAAGAGCAATAAATGCTTCATTCATTGGTGTGTTACTCAATTCTTCGGATTCTGGTGGACGAAACATACGGCCAGGACCATTTCTACTACCATACGAATTCATCAGAGCAACCATGTTTCGTAATACTTTTGTAAACTCAGCATTGCTCATTTTTGAATTGATATACTCACGCAAGAAGACACCACCAATGGCAAGTTCATTTTGCTCACTTGAGAACACTTCACGACCGTTGTATTCTTCTTCAGGATAATCAACAGCACGGGAAGAAATTGCATTACCAAACCCGTAAACAACAAAAGGAATGTTCACTTTGCGGCAGAACATTGCAAGCACAAGCATCTGCTCAATTGAACCTTTCAGATTGTCATGCATAGAACCAGAACGGTCAAACACCATTACAAGACCATGCGACTTGCCGTTAGGTACTTTCATTGTCTTACGAAAGATATTGTCATCAACTTGATACTTGTAAAGGCGAGAAATGTCAATGTCGCCGGTGTTTGCAACTTTTGCTTTTGCAAACTTAGCGGCAGCTTTACGCATTTCAAATTCTTTGGCGAGCAGAGAGATATACTTCTCATTTTTCTTTTTGAATTCATTGACCAAACGGGTCACATTGGATTCAAAGTAATCACCGTTACTATAATATTCGTTGTAATGTTTTGTAATCAACTCATGTACCCGTTTTGCAGGTGTCACGATACGACTAAGGTTAGGTTTCGGAAAAGAAACATAAACATAATCTTTTGATTTGTCATCAAGCAGTTCTACTTCACGCTGACGGAAATTATTATCTGTCTCGCATGTGGGTTCAGGCATATCATTGCCTTCCCATTCTTGAGAAAACTTGTGACGATTTATTTCATTACCTTCTTCAGATTCATTGTCTCCAACATTTTCATT